TATTAAACAGACATAAGGATAGACCTAGTTGTGAGATATCAACAACCATTAATTTAGGTGGTGATCTATGGCCTATATTTATAGATCCAACAGGAGCTAATAATGTTATTGATGAAGACCAAGGTATTATAAACCCTGATGCACCTAAAGGTGTAAGAATTGATCTTAAACCAGGTGATATGATTATATACTCTGGTTGCGAATTAGAGCATTGGAGAGAACCTTTTCAAGGCAAATTATGTGGTCAAGTGTTTCTTCATTATAATCATGCAAATGGACAGTTTGCAAAAGACAATTTGTATGATAAAAGACCTATGTTAGGAATACCTTCTTTAAGAAGGTAAAGTTAAAAGACCTATCTTTATAAGGATTATATTTTATGTTATTCGGATTCGATTCATTCGCTAGATTTCCATTTTCAACAGTAAATGATGTAAACAGTGTAAATGTTAATGTTATTGGTAATACTTTAATTGCAAGTATTGGACCTATTGGTATTGCTACAACAAGTATTATTCAACAATCTGGCGCAGATCCTTTAATTTTAGGAACTGGAACTTTAACTATTTCAGGTACGAGTGAGACAGGTGTAACTGGATCGCCATTAATAATGGCTAATGGTACGGCTATAGCATCGGGAACAGCGGTTGCTGATGTTACTGGAAATCCATTGACTATGAGTACGGGAACAGTTACAATAGTTGGGACAGCTGATGTAATTATTAATGGAACACCAATTACATTAAATACTAAACAACCAGGAATAATTACTTGGAACGAAATTATACCCGGAGCAACTATGGTATGGACACCAATTAAACCTTATTAAAATATGGCATCAACTTACTCAACAGACCTATCATTAGAACTTGTAGCCACAGGAGAAAAAGCTGGTCTATGGGGAACTATTCAAAATACTAATTTACAAATTTTACAAACCGCATCATCAGGATATGCTACAGTAGCTTTAAGTACTGGTAATGTTACTTTAAGTTTAGCTGACGGCGATGCTGGAGCTAATGGTAAAAATATATTTCTTAAACTTACAGGAACCTTAGTAGGTAATTGTACAGTTACTATGCCAGCAACCACATCAGGTGGAAATGCTAATAGAGTTTTCTTTATTGAAGATGCAACTTCTAGAACAACAAACAATTATACAATTGGTGTATTAACAACAGGACAAGCTACAGCTACTGCTGTTCCAGTAGGATCTAGTTTATTATTAGTATCTGATGGAGCTAATACTTTAACATCTATTAAGATGTTAAATAAAGGATACAACTCTATTAGTGATTCTAATTCACCTTATCTTGCAGTTGCAGAAGATCAATTAATTGTAGATACAAGAACTAACCCAGTTACTGTAACTTTACCAGCGGCAGCAACTGTTGGAGATGAAATTGTAGTTATAGATGGTTATAATTCTTTCTTATCAAATAATTGTACTTTAGCTAACAACGGTCTTAATATTCTAGGAGCTGCTTCTAATGTAGTTTTGAATACCAACAGACAAGCTATTACACTTGTGTATGTAAATGCTACTCAAGGTTGGACTTATAAGACTAACACAGTATAGGAGCAAAATATGCTCACAGAAATTAAATTTGCTCCCGGAATAGACAAGCAAGATACTTCAGTAGGTGCAACAGCACGTTGGGTAGATTCAGACAATACAAGATTTAGATATGGACTTCCTGAAAAAGTAGGAGGCTGGTCATCTTTACTTAATGATACTATTGTTGGTGTAGCTAGAAAAACAATACCCTTTGTAGATAAAGTAGGAAATAGATATGTAGCTATTGGAACTGATAAATTTTTACTTATTTATTTTGAAGGTATCCTTTATGATATTACACCTTGGAGAACAGATGCTGCAGGCGCTCCACTTTTTCTTACTACTTGTACATTAGCAACTACAAGTACTTCTAACAAAAATTGTATTATTACTACACCTACCGATCATGATTTAATAGAAGGAGATATGATTGTATTGGATAGTGTAACTTTACCCGGTGGTACTGGATTAAGTGCAACTGATTTTGAAGATAAATTATTTCAAGTTTTAAGTGTTCCTTCTCCCACAACATTCACAATTAATTCTGCAAATCAAGCAAGTGCAGTCGTTGCAACAGGTGGAACTATGACAGTACAACCCTATGCATATATTGGTCCTGCCGAACAAACTTATGGTTATGGATTTGGTGTAGGACCTTATGGTGGAACTGTTGCAGGTGTAGCCACTACTAAATTAAATATAGCTATAAATGCTACAGATGGTTCTTTAACAACTACTTTAAGTGCAGGAATTACTGATGCTGATACCGTAATACCATTAGTCGATTCTACTATTTATGGATCAACAGGTACTGTTATGATTAACACTGAAGTCATAACTTATACAGGTAATGTAGCTAATGAATTAACAGGAGCAGTTAGAGGAGTTGGTGCTGTTAGTCATCTATCAGGTGAAATTGTTTCAAATACTATTCTATTAATAGACGCAAGTGGTTTCCCAGCTAGCGGAACTATATTAGCAGATGGTGAATTTTCATTAACAGGAGATGAACTTTTTAGTTATACTTTAAAAAGTGGAAATTATTTAGGAAATCTTACTAGAGGAATTAGCGGAACTACAGCAGGAAATTGGAGTTTAGTTGCAACACTTAGAGATGCGACAGATTTTGCAGGATGGGGATCACCTGTAGATGCAGCAACAATTGTTCTAGAACCAGGACTATGGTCATTAGATACTTTTGGTGATGTATTAGTTGCAACGATTGCAAATGGTAAAACATTTACTTGGGATTCTAGTGTTTCAGCAAAGTTTACAAACCGCGCTTCTCAATTAACGACAAGTTTTGAAACTAACAATAACCCTGTTGCTTCTAGAGTAAGTTTAGTATCTCCAACAACAAGACATTTAATTCATTTTGGTACATGTACAACTGCCAATGATAGTACTACGCAAGATGATATGTTTATTAAATTTTCTGCTAATGAAGAAATTAACGTTTACGACGTATTAGCTACAAACACGGCCGGTACATTTAGATTACAAGATGGAACGCGGATCGTCGGAGCGTTAGTGGCTAAGGAAACTATTCTTGTATGGACAGACAATGCTCTTTACACAATGAAATTTGTAGGAGCTCCCTTTACATTTGGCTTTGAACAAGTAGGAACGAACTGTGGATTAATTGGAAAAAATGCAGTAACAGAAATAGATGGTATAGCTTACTGGATGAGCAATAATGGATTCTTTGCTTTTGATGGTACAGTTAAAACATTACCTTGTAGTGTTGAAGATTATGTATTTAATGATATTGATACAACTAAAGGACAACAAATTTGTGCAGGTTTAAATAACTTATTTACAGAAGTAACTTGGTGGTATCCAACTCAAGGATCAGATTTTAATAATAGATCTGTAGTTTATAATTATGGAGTTACTAATCAAGAAGTACCATTACCTACAGGTAATTGGTATACTAATATAAACACTAATTCTATTCGAACGAGTTGGATTGATACTTTAATTTATCCAAGACCTTATGCAACTAAATATAATAGTACAAATACAGGAACTTTTCCTGTTGTTATTGGGGAAACAGGTTTAGGTCAGACAGTATTTTTTGAACATGAAACAGGAAATGATCAAATTAATCCTGATGGTTCTACTACGATATTAACTTCTTTTGTTAGGTCTTATGATTTTTCTATAGATCCTAAATCAAGTGAATTGTTTTTAGCAATGCGTAGATTTTTACCTAACTTTAAAGTTTTAACAGGAAGTAGTTTAGTTACTATTGGTGTAAGTGATTGGCCTGCAAATTCGGCAGGTAACTCATCATTTAGTCCCTTTACAATTACCTCTACTACACAGTATAAGGATACTAGAGCAAGAGGAAGATATGCAAGTATTAAAATAGAAAATATAAACGTTGGTGAAACATGGAGATTCGGAACATTTCAAGTTGATATACAACCAGATGGAAGAAGATAATGGCTAAAATTAATGTAAGAATACCAGAACCTAGAAAAGAATATACTCAAGATAACCAAAGACAAATTATAAGAAGTCTTACTGGTATAGTAGAACAATTAAATTCTACCTACCTAAGAGATTTAAGAGAAAACCAAGAACGATTTACTTGGTTTAATTCAGGTGGAGGTAATTGCTAATGTCTTGTAATAATGTAAACACAACAGGATCTACAACTCCATCATCTGCTGAAATAGATTTTTTTCTTGCAGTTGCAAAAGGAGATTTTACTAATTATTCAAATGTAAGTAAGTTTGGAATTAATTCTACAGTTGGGTCAGGTGGTTTTGAAAGTATTTGGGAAGGAAGTAGTTTATACCCTTGGCCTACAGATGTTCAAACTTTAAGTGTTGTTAGTGCTTCTGCAAATGATGCTTCAGGTGGAACAGGTGCAAGAACAGTAGAAATTCAAGGACTAGATACCAATTGGGATGTAGTAACAGAAACCATTACTATGAATGGTGTAACACCTGTTGTTACAGCACAAACATTTAAAAGAGTATACAGAACAAAAGTAGTTACAGCTGGATCCTTACAATCTAACGCTGATGAAATTACAATAACAGGTTCGACTGATTCTAATATTTTAGCTTATATTAGTTATGATACCATAGGCATGGGTCAAACTCTTATGGCAGTTTATACTATTCCAA